ATTTACAAAGAATCCTAAATCATTTACACCGGAATATCCAGATATATACGAGATGAAAAATGGTTGGCATGCCATGTGGTTAGATCATTTATGGTTAATTAATTTAAAACATGCAATATCATGAAAGGGTTAAATATAAAAAAGAGAGGTTTTCAGCCTCTCTTTTATTGTTTTATTCTGCTCGTGTTTCTTTCCACCAGTCAGATACTAATTTAACACTTAATGTTACTGCTTCTCCAGAGTCATAATCTAACTCATTTAGACCAGTAATATCACCATTGATCATAACATCCTTGAAAATTACTTCCCAGTAAATATCTCCACGGCGATTCGCAACAGAAATATTCAACCAATCGGCACAATATTCACGTTTTAGTGAACGCGCACCTGTATTAATATCATATCCCAATGATACCCAATGACGGAAAAGATTGTAGATATAATTATCAATATCATTACGGAGGTTAAGAGTAAATTCCATTTCCAATTCTGCGTGGGTGGAATCCAATTTAGATGATACATATGATCTGTCAGTACCCATGAATTTTTGTTGTTGAACTGATGGAGCACGTCCAAGTGTATCTAATCCTGATATTTTGAGCAAGTGTTCAGTTAAGAGAAATTCATCTTTACCAAACTTTTCACGAAGTGCTTCAGGAACAGTGAATTTCACCTCGAAAATATTTTTGTGAACAGGGTCAAACTTATTGCGTCCTGCCACTGAATTTTGAATATGTGGTAATGCCATTACTGAAATATATATTTTTATGTTTTAATTATAATAAACGAATAGTATCCTCTGTAAGTATCTTGAATTTAATGCCTTTTGATTCACAAAAAATCATGGCTGCTCGCCATTTATAATTGTTTTTAATCCATTCATTCATCAACCATGAATTTTCATTAGTGGGTTTAGTAGTTTGATGTTTTGGTTTAATCTCTACTAACCATTTTTCTCCATTTGACATTTCTACATAGAAATCTGGATTATAAGTATGATTTGATCCTTTGATTTTATAAGGTATTTGAATGACTTCTGAACCCCATCGTTCTACATTTGGGTTATTTTCACACCATATTATAAACTTTTTTTCATATGAACTACGATATATAATGGGATGAGATGGATCAATATACTTTTTACAAGAGCGAGGATCGAGATACCCCTGAGAGTACCTCGATTTTTTATTGGGTTTTAAGTTTTTAATGTTCATTTATTTCTTTTTCGCACCTTCACTATTTTTCTCTTTTGTGTCTTCAGTTTTTTCTTTTGTATGGAATCCTTGAGCCATTTCCATAGCAGGTTCAAGAATAGCATATGCATCAGCACTACCAAACGCTTCTATTAACTCTTCTTTTGGCATGATCATAGTCGCAAGTTTATCCGATTCGTCTGCTAATTTAAGCTCTATTGCATTAGATTTTGAACTCTTATTTTTAGCTGCTTCACTATTTTTGCCGGGTGATGCATTTTCCCGAGATATATTACCACGTTCAGCTGCCTGACCTGTTTGTCTTTGATCAGATGTGCCTTTAGATTTCGTTGATTGTGCCTTTCGAGATTCTACTCCATCCGCACCCCTCACTTGTTTTGAGTTGGCACTATTAGATTGTGAACCCTTATAATTCTGTGCTGATGCATACATATCCAATATAGCATTTGACATAGATAATGCAATTCGATCATCACCTCGCATGTACATTTGCTCAATCTTCCATTTATCTTTTGGGCGACCCCTATCAAATGACATAGTGACTTTTAGATTAGTAGGAAAATCATCTAATCCTAACGGACCAGATTGCTCGATTTGAGTATTAGTTAAGATCATATTACCAACAGATACAATTGGGCGCTTAGGATTTCCAATAGTTATATGCCAAAATCCAACTGGTATATCTCTTAATAAAGATGGATATGCATATTTTTTAGGTCTACCCATGTTATTTAACAAACCACCAATCAACATACCACCAATCGAATTTAATGTATTCTTTAATGCATTTAATATACCACCTTGACTATTCAACCAATTCTGTGCACTTGTTTTGATAGTTTTTAAATCAGACATAAATGCATCCCAATAACCAGTTGCAGTGCCATGCGATTTGAATATATTAAGATTTCGATATGCTGCCATCTGAGGATATTGCGTCGGGTAATAACCACCTCCCCAGAATCCACCTTTAGTATAAGTAACAGATAAAATACTGGATAATAAATCCAACATAGCCTGCTTAGGATTGATACCATTATATGCCTTAAGTTCATATTCAAATACTAAATCAAACTTCCAATCAAACTGCAAACCATCCTGGCCTCGTCTATAAATAGTTTTGACATTATCAATCATCTCTGGATATAAATGTCTATCATCTCTATAACGAGCATCATTTGGTGAAGGATATGGACCATTCGCTAAACCAAATAAGCCTCCAAATGGGGTTAGGTTAGGAACACCAGCACCTGATGCATAGGCGCGTCTGGTTTGAGGATTCATCATCGCCTCAATAGTATTTAGTGGGCCACCATCTCCACCGCCCAAATCAACTGGATCTGTCCAATGAGCTTCATCCTCTTTGAATGACATTTTGTAAGAGTATTTCAGTATATTACTCATTTCATTTCCTGAAACACCCATCCACGTTACCATAGTTCCAATTGGAATAGAACCATTATACTTTCTATCTTTATTTGTTCGAACAGATCCCATACCCTGTGGCATTATACCATCTCCAACGGCACCGGCAAATCTTCGAACAGTTATAAGGTAATTATTTGGAACTACTCCCAAATGTTTGCAATACATGAAATCGGAATATTGATATCCGCATCTTCCAAATACTTTCTTTTTAGATGCATTTACCAAATCTTGTACCGAACAAGCACCCAGCTCTCTTAATTCTGCTCGAGTGGCAGGAGAATCCATTAGAGGTGCATTATGAAACTTTCTATATTCTGTTGCTTCATGTACCCTCTTTTTAATTTGCTCCCATTGTTTATTGCGAGATGCTCTTTTCATAGCCTTACCATTCCAACCATCAGGGTCACTATCCCCCACACCATTTCCACCAGTTAATACAGCAGATTGTTTAGAGAAAATAGATCTAACACCAGGAGCACCAGCCATATCATTATTATTCGATGTTCCGGCAGGTAGTTCTTTACCATCTGCATCCCATGCCATATTTGTAACGTCATTCATAGTTGGGAAAATACCCATGTTTAAATATGTATTCAATGAGTTATATGCAGCAGATGAGTATAGTTGAGATCTGTTATATCTATCGCGAGATGTCATGGCATAAGTCGCAATAGATTCATTTTTGAATATTTTATTATTAAATCTCACAGATATATAGTTTGTAAAAATAATCACAAATACAACTAAACTATTTTGTGCTTTTCAGTATATTATAACGTACACACTAACAAAATTATTACAATTATGGCAAATATCATTGACGAAATGATGGGATTTAATCCCTCAGACATGGGCGCATTTCAGGACAAATCTCCCAAATCAGACCCAAACATTTACAAGACAAACCCAAAAAACTCTAAAACAGATGATGGTGAATATCATTCAAAAATTCGCGTGCTATTGAACCCATTATCTCCAAAAGATTCAATCGTTTCTCGTTCAGAATACTGGTTAGAATCTATGGATGGTTCAAGAGGAGTTGTTTCTTCACTTTCAATTGGAGATAAGCAATGTCCTATATTTAAGGCATGGAAAGTTGGACATTTTAACGAGGAGAAAAAAGCGTTTTACGACTCTTTGTTCAACAAGAATGAATCTCAATGGGTATTGGTTCAGATTTTAGAAGATGATAACCAACCCGAGTTAGTAGGTCAATTTAGAATGATGAAATTGGCGAAGGATATTTATGAAAAATTATCTGCGAAGATGAATCCTTCAAGTGCCTCTGGAAAAACACCTTATCCAGTGATGGACTATGTAATTGGATTGACATTAGAAATGGATGTTAAACCAGGACCAGATGATCCCGCTCACCCAGAGAGAAAACAAAGAGAAATATCTTATTCAGTATGTGACTTTGGCGAATATGCCCCAATCATTAAAACAGATGGTACCCAGTTATTTAGTGAAGATGAATTAGAACTAATTGATTCATATGTCACAGCTGCTAATGATTCTCAAAATGGAAAAACACAAAAGAAAAAAGACGAAGCAGCAAAGAAATTAGCCGAAATTAAACCACAAATCAGACCACTATACGAAAAGGCTATTAATTATGTTCGTGAGAATTTGAAGAAAGTCGATGGTTCTGAATTGGATTTGGTAAAAGAACGCGGATTCCAAGCGTGGGACGAAAATACAAGAACATTCGTAGAAAGATGGATCGAGATGGTTCATGCAGGAGTTAATCCAAAGACAACTACATACGATGCATTCTTGAAACAATCATCTAATACACAGGTAGTAAACGAAGTAATTCCAAATACTACTACAGCTGCACCTACTACTAACCAAACAGAAGAAGATGACGATCTTCCTTTCTAATACACACAATAAAAGGGATTCGTGAGAATCCCTTTTTTATTTAATTCTTGATAAATTATTTTCATTTTGCGTCCATATACTATATGGTTCATTATATCTTAAAGGCATCATATCAGGCATTTCGTATGGATTATACAATTGTTCATCTTCCACATCAACATGTGCTCTATAATCCTCGAGGAATAATGTCCATTGTAATGTTTCTTTCACAAACTCCAATTGAACAGCTGACATTACTAAATCATCATGTCCATATAATGCACCATATCTTTTTTGTGGAGAACTTGGACCAGATAAATCTCCAAAGTTTTTCAATTGCTGATGAGTAATATGACATGTATCTACTATTTTACCTGATTCCAAATCCTCTTTGAACAACTGACAATGTGGTGTTTTATTTCCAGGTGTTAGTTTTATACCTAATCGATATTTACCTACGTTACTTTCACCAGTATAATATTTAATGAAATTATCTCGAGCAAATGCTGGATAATCATTTTCAAGTGATATAGTATCTTTAACAAATAATTCTCCATATGTATTCCATTCAACTGATATTAAATATCTCGTGGGGTTACAATGCATAGAAACTAATTGCACAAATGATAGTGCTACTTCCTCACGAGAATGTTTATTATCCTTGAAAAAACCAATTTTTTCTAATTTACCATCTTCTATTAATCTCCAACAAGAGAATATATTATCATCTTGACCCAATCCTTCGGCTAAATCATTTGTAAATATTACAAACTCATTCTTAAGATTCATCGGATCAAAATCAGGTTTCCACCACCACGAATCAGATATATATACTCCTGGAATATCTTTATTTTCAAATTGCTCCACTATTTTCTCATGTTTACTAATGAATTTTCGGGATAATAAAGTATTAGAAGTAATTATAAATTCCGTTCCAAATTGTTTATTAAATGCTTCTTCTCCTCCGAGGTTAGCGATTTGCTTTTTCTTCCATTTCTCATCGCGCTTAACCCATTCTTTCTTATCAGGATCCCATTCAGGTACTTGAAACCAATCCACTTTATAAGGAAAATATTCACTATCTCGAGCAACTGCCGCCATATATAATTCAGAAAATAGATTATATCCATTCTGTGTAGATGTAATTCTGAATATAGCTCGTGACGCAGTAATAGTTGGAAATAGGTTGTTATAAAATGATTCGATTATATTAGG